TGCAAAGCACGAAGCGCAAGGATGACAATAGCATTGAGATCATCGACCCCGTGCGCGTCGTCATCATCAGCGACGGCGAGAATCCGGCGTGGGCCTACGATGGCGTGACGGCCACGAAGATGAACCCGAACACGCCTGACTTTCAGACGCCCATCGGCCTCTGGATGGCATGGTGCGCCTCGCGGTTGTGGATCGGCTGCGGCTCGCAAGTCCGCGTCAGCGACCTCGGCAATCCGACCTCGTTCTACGAGGATCAGTTTCTCGCGACGCGCAGCTTCTTCGAGCTTCCCGACATCATCACCGGCATGATCGAGACGGCCAACGAGCGCGGCCTACTCGTCTTCACGCAGCGCACCACCACCGCGTTTCAATCGAACATCCGCGACCGGGCCTCATGGGGTGCGACGCCGGGCTTTCAAAAGCAAATCTTCCCCAACATCGGCTGCGACGCCGGGCGGACGGCCTGCAATCAATACGGCCTGACCTACTGGCACAGCCTGCAAGGCATGGTCTCGCTCGACGCCGCGCTCAACACCGACCATTCGAGCAAGCTGCTCGCGATGGACAATCAGATGATGCGCAGCAAGCGGCTGCTCTCGCCGGATATGTCGCAAGCGTGCGCAGCGACCTTCGAGAACATGCTGCTCGTCAGCGTCCCGAGCGGCGGCAAATACAATGAGCAGACGTGGGTGATGGATCAGGCCCCGCTGGAGAACATCCTCGACACCGCGAGCGTGTGGACGAGCGTGTGGAGCGGCCTGCGGCCCGTGCAATGGGCCAGCGGCAAGATCGGAGGGCACGTCCGGCTATTCTGCGCGACCTACGACCGCACCCCGGCGAACGATACACACATCCACGTTTGGGAGGCGATGCGGGACGACCGCACTGACGCGGGCGGTCGCATTCAATGCCAGCTACAGCAGGCGGTAATGAGCGACCCGCGCACGATGAAATTCAAGTATGCCGAGTTTGAGGTCGTCGAAATGCTCGGCGACGTGAGTCTCAAGGTTTTCGTTGGCGGCACGCGCGGCCCGTGGATGCCGGTCGGCGAGTTCGAGCTTCGCGCCGAGGAGGGTAGCATCGGCGGACCCGGACAACTCACCCTCGGCACTGACACGATCCTGCGGGCCTACAAACCGCAATCGCGCACGCTGCGCACGCGGGAGTTCAACCCGCAGCGCCTCGACTGTTCGCCCGAGTTTAGCGGGAAGCGCCCCGGCCAAGACAAGGGCTTCGCGCTCCTCTTCGAGTGGAAGGGGCGGATGGGCCTGCACGACGTTCGCCTCGTGCTGCAAGCCGCCGAGGAAAGCGACCGTGGCAAATGCTCGCCAACCGAGGCCGGGAAGACTAACATCGTGCTCGAAACCGGAGAAGCCGTCTAATGAAGCCCGCGCTGCAAGTCTTCACGCCAACCGTTCGACCGCTCAACTACGACGCGCTCGCGTCCCGCCTCGGCTGCGAGGACGAGACCGGCGCGACGTTCCTCAACATCCAGCCCTTTACCCGGCTGTGCGTCTTCGAGCACGACCCGGACAACTACTTCTTCAACAAGCTGCCGACTGTCTCGCATCAGGTCGGGCCGGACGTGCAAGGGCAGCCCTTGCCGCATCAATACGGCTGGACGGTCTGGCAGGCCACCGAGGGCCTGCGCGTGGCGAAGGTCTCGCGGATCACGCCGCCAGCGGATGCCACCGGCCAGCCCTCGGCGCTGTTTCCGACGTTCAAGACGCCCGGCTTGTCGTTTTGCTTCAATAGCGACGGCCTCATTCACATCGCAGTCGAGAAGACCCCACCCGACTACATCGAGCTTCGGCGCTACACCGACACGGCGGGCACGATGGCCGCGCCGTTGAGCTTTCCCGGTCGGCAGCCCTTGCTATTCAACGCCAGCCTGCTCGCGCCCAAGCTCGGCGTCGTGTGCTATTACCTCAAGGCTGAGTTGCCCTTCGTCATCTTCGCGCGCTTCGCCGCCGACAACTTCGCGGTCGAGCATATCGTCATGCCCGACCTGCGCGTGAACATTACGAGCCTTCGACTCATCCGTGCCATCGGCAACTATGCCAAGCTCTACGCGACCGATGTCGATGGCCGCGACGTGACGCTCACCACGCCGCCGCAGGCCATTCAGCTTACCAGCGCCGCCAGCGTCGGTGTCGGATTCGTGGCGGGCGCAATGTTCCCGCTCACCGCGCAGGGCGAGGACACTTCGAGTAAATCGAAGATCACGATTGGCTTTTACAAGGGTGCCATCTTCGACGGCACCGCCGAGACACAATCCATCCCCGCCGAGAAGTCCACGATTGACGTTGGCTTCGAGGGCGGTGAAATGAACCGCCTAATCTAACATGAACTCCGCACTCAAGGGCCTAGTCAAAGTCGATGTCGTTGACCACAACGGCCAAGTCGTTCGCGCCGGTCGATGGCAGCGAAACCTCGTGCTGGATCAGGGCCTTAATCAACTGGCCGAATCCCTCATCTGCGACCTCTTCAAGTATGCGGTGAAGGGCAACGATGCGGCGGTAATGAAGGAGACTGTTGGCGGCGGCGGAACTTATACGCTCAACACGACACTCAACACGGTCACGCGCACCGCAGGCACCCGCGACTTCACGGCGAACGACGTGGGCAAGCTCATCCGTTCGGCCAACGGCAAGGAGTGTATCATCGAGTCGTTCACCAGCGCGACGGTCGTCGGCGTGCGCCCGGTGGGCACCGACACGCTGACCGCCTACACCAATCAGGCCATCGTGATTTACGCGGTGCAAAAAGTGGGCATGGACACCGAATCGGATCGCACCAACGACTACAGCATCATCACGGGCGAGAACACGACGACAAGGAACGGCGGCGTCTGGACGCACAAGCGCACCTTCCTCTTCGCCAGCGAACCGGCCAACATCGAAGACCCGGACGCATCGAACACCTACACTTGGGCGGGCACCACGGTCACACGGAACACCAGCCCGGCCACGCCGCGCGACTTCACGAGCGCGGACGTGGGCAAATACATCCTTTTCCCGGCGACGGGCGAGTTCTGCAAGATCACCGCGCGCACCAGCAACACCGTCGTCACGGTGGATCGTGCGCCAGTCCTCGCGCACACCAATGTCGCGGGCCGATTCTACGGCTTCAACAGCTACTCGCACATCGGCTTCTCCCACACCGACACGGCGGGCGACAACCTCAACATCCTCGTGCGCCTCGAAAACGGCAGCGGAGTGGCGACGCCCGTCCTTGCGCTCGGTGAGAACCCCGAGACGCCCGGCCAGCAAATCAAAGTCACCTATCAAATGACGGTGACATTCACGCCGACAACCAGCGCCAGCGGTAGCGGCGGCATCTACGACCCGAACAGCGACATGAGCGCGACGAAGAACTACACCGCCGTCCTCGAAGCGGTCGCCGCGAGTTATATTGCTGGCGACGGTGATACGGTTATTGATAGCGCGGGTCTTGAGCCGTCCGTAGGCGGCGAGGTGGCGATGTCTCCAACGAGTAACGCCCTCGTGCCGCTGACTAGCAATTCCGTTGCGCCCGACCGAAGCCTCGGCGCGCAGTCCATCGGCATGAACGTGGACGACTACGTGCCGGATACCTTCACGCGCACCGTGTCAGGCACCTTCGGCATCAACGACGCCATCGGCACGACCTACCGCAGCATCGGCATCTACGACAGCGACAATCGCCAGTTCCTCTACACGATGCTTTTCACGACCGCGCAGAAAAAGCCGGGCACTCATCAACTCATTCTGCGCTTCCGCAAATCGTGGAATCGCGACCTTTCGTAACATACTGACCTATGGCCGACACACAAAACATCGCCGTTGAACTTTCGTTCCCCTCGCTGCCGGAAGGCTGGCGCGGCACACCGCAGCAGTTTTTGCAGTGGATCAGCGAGAATGCCATTTTCTCGGCCAGCGGCAGCTTCCTCACCGGGCAGATTGGCGGGGCGCGACCGACGACCAACGTCGGCATCTACGTCAACGGCCAGACCATCGAACTCTGGCAGGGCGGCTCGACCGGGAAATACGTGCCACTCCTCGCGCTTCCCATCGGCGTCGTGCTCGACTGGCCCTGCGCCTCGCTGACGCCCCCGGACAACTACCTCTTCTGCGACGGCAGGCTTCTCACGATAACCGAATACCCCGAGCTTTACGCGGCGCTCGGTGGCATCAACAACCCGTGGAAGCTCAATAGTGACGATGCGACGAAGTTCCGCCTGCCGGATTATCGAGGCCGCGTTGGAGTTGGTGCGGATGAGTCGGCGGGAGACTATTATAAGCCGGACGGGGCGAATCGTTATCTCATTAGCGGGAAACTATCACTGCGGACAGTTGGCAGCTACTTCGGAAATGAGTGGCCCACCTACAATGCGGTAAATGCGTGGGGCGCGTCTTCGGCCAATATGGCGACGCCACGTTATAGTGTGACCCTGCAAGTTTTCAAGTCCACAGCCAAGGCCCCGGATAAATACTACTGGAATAAAGGAGACTTCAATGGGGTTCAGCCGCCGAGCCTCGGCGTGCGGAAGATCATCAAATACAAATAACTTCGAGAAAATCGAAGATGAACGGCCACGACGCCCTTGACCAAGCCGAGCAACTAATGAAGGACATGCCGCGCGTGGACATCGCCACGCAGCACGCCCTCGCATTAGGCTTCTACGTCCGGCAGGTCGTGATGCCTGCGGGCTTCCTCTGCACCACGAAGGAGCACGCCCGCGAGCACACCTTCCACGTCTCGCGCGGTCGCTGCATCGTGAAGGACTGCGAGGGCCGAGAGCAGATTATCGAGGCCCCCTACAACGGCGTCACACCCGCAGGCACTCGGCGCATCCTTTTCGTCGAGGAGGAGACCGTCTGGACGACCTTTCACCCGCTCGCCGAAGCCGAGCTTGGCGCGATGATCGACAGCGCCGCCGCGTGCCTGATTGCGCCCCGCGAGAACCCCGGATTTGAGTATGCTAACTCGCTGAACCAACAGCCCAAAACGCCGCTCGACAATTCGAGCGTTTGAGCCACAATCGAAGCCCCATGACGAAAGCCGAACAATTCCAACTTTGCCTTGAGCAAGCCAAGAGGATCGTGGCGGCATATCGCGCGGAAGCCCCCGAGGGTTGCGACCCGCAAAATACTTGGGTGGCGCTCGGCGTCGGTGTAGTGGGCACCGCCGTCAGCGCCGGGATGCAATACAAGCAAGGGCAGGATCAAAAGAAGGCGGCAGAATCCGCCTCAAAGGGCAGCGGCACGAGCCTCCCCGAGCCACCCAAGGTCATCCCCATCAACTTCGACATCCTCAACCAGCAGGCGATTGCTGGCGACCGCGCCGCCTACAAGCGCAGCGACAACGACTTCCTCGCCCGGCATCCCGGCATGGTTCGCGCCGAGCAGGCTTTCGAGAATCTGGTCGAGCAGGATCAAAAGGGAGACAGTCGATTCATCCCGCAGGTGCAGGCCGAAATGCTCAACGCGGGCCTCGGCAGCGCCCTCAACGCTTTCGGCGACGCTGGCCCCGTGCTCGCGCGCGGCAGCGGCGCAGAGGCCGACGTGGCGAAGAACCTCGGCATTTCCGTGCTGGCCTTCCAAGATCGCAACCGCACCAACGCGAACCAATCGCTCGCACTCGGCGAGCAGCTTTTCCCGCGCCGTCAAATCGGCCTCACCGGACAGGACGCAGCGAACGTGATGATTTCCAACATCAGCGCACAGAACGCTTGGAATCAGGAAGCCTACAAGATTCAGGCGGGCAACATGGCGACGCAAATCCAGTCGCAGAACGCGCAAGCGGCAGCCAATGCGCAGGCGGACGCAGCCAAGTATCAGATGTATGGCTCGCTCGCATCCTCGGCGCTGCAAACGGTCGGGACGGCCTACGGCAACTATCAGGCCAGCAGGCCCGTGACAACCTCCTACTACACGGGAGGCTCGACCGTGCCGACCATGACATCAGTTGTAAGCCGAGGATAACATGCCAGAACTCTCACAACTCGCTAAATCGGGGCTGGACTGGTCCCTCATCAACCCGAGCCTGCATATCAACCCGGCAATGGTGCCGGACCCGCTACCGCCCGACACGCGCGGAGCTTCCGCCGCGCTTGGCAAGGCTGCCATCTATGGCGCGGTCGCCGATACCATCGCGAAGCTGCCCTCGACCTTCACGCAGGCTTACAAGACCGGCACCGACTTGGGGATGCAGTCGCGCGAGAACGAATCCAAGAAGCTCGGCCTGCAAGTGAAGGATCAAGTCCTTAGCGGCGCTCCGCTTAGCGAGGCGCAGCGCGGCGCGCTCTCTGGCGTCACCTTCGGCCCGAGCGGCGAGACGACCATGCGCGTCCCCGGCCTTTACGACCTCGACTTGCAGAAGATCAGGCTCGACGAGGCCAAGGCCGAGGTGGACTACAAGAAGGCGATGGCCGAGAAGGCGCGTGCCTACGCGACGACCGGCACGGCCAATCCGCTCGCTGACGCCTTCGGCAGTGTCGAGCCGGAACTGCCGACCAAGGACATCCTCGGCACCGCGACGAGCTACGGCTACAACGGCGACCAGTTCGGCGGACCCTCGGCGACCTCCTCGAAGATCGGCCCGGCTGGCAATACCCTCGACGAGTATTCGATGGCTCTCAGCCCGGACCAAGAGCGCGCCGCTGCCGCCAAGGGCCTCAAGCTCGGCGATTGGGTGACTGTTCACACTGACAAGGGCGACATCCTGCGCCGCTGGGATGACCGCACCGCGCAGGATGATCCAACCGGCCAGTGGGCCGTGGACGATCAGGGCAACAAAATCCCCGATGGCAAGGGTGGCTTCCTGCCCGCTCTGCGCGGGCGCTGGGATTTCCGCGCCACGGCTGACGGCAAGCCCAACCCGCTCGAAGGCTCGAAGATTCTCGGCTTCACGAAGATCACCGACGAGAACGGCGGCACGATGCCCAAGTTCGACAAGGACGGTCTTGCGCTCCTTCCCGACATCGAGACCAAGCCCGACATCGCCACCAGCGCCACGGGCGGCATCGACGTGATGGGGCAGGGCCACTTTGGGGGCAAGGTCACGAAATTCCCCGGTTTCTTCCGAGAGGAAACGCCCGACGCCTTCTACATCTACAAGCAGCACCTCAAGCCCGGCGAGCGCCCCTTCATTCAGGTCAAGAAACCGGGCGGCGTGGACACCGAGCAGGTGAAGAACATCGCCGACGCCATCGAGAAAGGTGAGCAGCCTCCCTCGCTTGGCTCGATGTATAAGATGGCCGCGCCCGTCCGCGCCGAGCTTGCCAAGCGCGGCTACGACCTCGCCAACGCGCAAATGGATTGGGATGCCACCAAGCGCCACCTCTCCACGCTCAACGGCCCGCAGCAGACCCGCATCGTGCAGGCGGTGGACAACGTGTATCACTCGCTCGACATCATCGAGAGCCTTGCCGACCAGTGGAAGGGCGGCGGACTGCCGCTTCTCAACCGGGCGCAACTGACGCTCGCCAAGCAAGGCTTGCTCGGCACCGACGACGCGCAGCGCAAGGCCAACCAATCGCTTGCGCAGCGCCTCGACGCACAGATTCAGGATGTCGTCGGCGAACTCGCCAACGTGTATATGGGTGGCAACTCGCCGACCTCGAAGGCGATGGAGCTTGCCTCGCACAACCTCAAGGCCGACTTCTCCGAGCAGACCATGCGCGACTCCCTCGCGCAGATTCGCGAGAATCTACGTGTGCGTAGCAACTCGCTGCGCTCGGCTGGCGTCGCGACCGCGAGCGGCAAGCCCTCCATCTACGAGGGCGCACAAGTTCCGCCCGCGACCGATGCGGCACATCCCGCAGCCACCCCGGCGACCCCGCAGAGCGTGACGGCAAACCAGCAGCAGACGATGGATTTGGCGAAGGCTGCCCTTGCTAAGTATCAGAGCGGCGGCTACGACTCTGACCCAGCCAAGAAGACGCAGGTTGAGGCAACTCTCCGCGCCCTTGGCCTGCTCAAGTAACTTCGAGAAAATCGAAGATGAACGGCCACGACGCCCTTGACCAAGCCGAGCAACTTGTTGCGCTTCAAAAAGGCGCAGCCAGCCCCGCACCCGCCGCCGAGGCCGACCCGTTCGACGCGCTGAAAACCAGCATGGACGACGGGCAGCGACAACTCGCCGAGCTAACGTCCTCGAAGGACTTCGACCCGCTGGCCTATGCCTCGCAGCACGAGAAGGGCACGCCCGAGTTCGACACGGCCTTTAAGGTGCATCAGGCCCGAAAGGCATTTGACCTCGACCCGAACGACCCCGGATTCTTCGAGAAGGCGAAGAACGCGGGCAAGGGCGTGGCGCAGTTCTTCGCGGGCGCTCCCGCCGCCGCGTGGAACCTCGGCGCGATGATCGGCGACAAGCTGCCCGAGTCGCTTGGTGGCGGCAACGAGGCCGACGCGCAGAAACACGCCACGATGGCAATGGTCGGGGCGCAGACCGCCGAGCAGGGTATCAGCCACGTCCTCAACCTCATCCCCGGCGTGAAGCAGTTCGGCAAGATGCTTAGCAGCACGACAGACGCGGACCTCGCGAAAGTCGCGCCCGTGCCGAACATGGGCCGGATGCAAGGCTCGCAGATTGCGCATATTCTGACCGGCAGCCTGCCCGAAGAGGAGAAGATCAACACCCTCAAGGGTGGCGGACTGACCGACGCCGACATTGCCAGCGCGCGCACGATCCTCTCGACCCCGGAGGCCAAGCAGGTCATCGACAGCGCCAGCAAGCCCGAGAGCGACTACGACACGTTCGCCTCGAAGGTCGCCGACTTCAAAACCAATGCCGAGCTTGCGCAGGGCAAGGTGCAGGACACGGGCGCAGTCGCCGATGCCGTCAAGGCCGCGAGCGGCGCGATTGCATCCGCCTCCGCAGGCCAGCCGGTCGAGGGCATGAAGCCGAGTGAGATTTTCTCCTCGCCGGAAGACCTCAAGGCGATGGGCGCGCCGCTGACCGACTTCGACAAGTTCGCAATGCAGAGCATGGGCACCGCAGCGGACCCGACCAACCTCGTCTTCGAGGCGGTGCCGAAAATCCCCGGTGTCGCCACAAGCCTCAAGGCATCGGGCCGCGTGATGGAGCGGGCTGGAAACGTGATGCCCGCCATCATCAAGAAGTATCCGCTCGCCTCGAAGGTGGCGGGCGCGACGACGCTCGGCGCTGGCGTGTGGGCCGCTGCGCAGCACGCCCCGGAGATCATGGCGCACAAGGGCGAGGCCGCTGGCGTGGCCGCGCTCGCGCTCACGCTCGCGGGTATGGGCAAGGTCATGCGTCCCGCTGGCCGCTTCCTCTACTCGGCGGGCGAAATGGCCGCAGGCAAGGCGCTCCCCGAGGCAATCACACCGTTCGGCATCCGCGCCCGGCAGGCAGCCGCA